AGGTAAGAAGTGGCAATACGGCTATAACAAAGAGCAAGACCTTATTGTAATTAGCAGAACAGGAGAGATTGGTGAAATTATTCAAATACAGAATCTCACTATTGCTTTACCACCAGCACCTAAAGATTTAAAGAAGGGCGCAAATAAATGGACGGTAGCCGAGTATCCAAAAGAATTAAAGAATGTTAAAACTATATTCGATTGGAAAAACCTTCCTGAAGAGTTTAAAAGCAAGTGGGAAGGCTATATTGATGAGGAATTCAACCGACGTGACAATGGCTATTTGTTTTATAATAAGGGCGTTCCTACTTATATTACTGGCACTCATTACATGTACTTGCAGTGGAGCAAGATTGATGTCGGTAACCCAGACTACCGCGAAGCAAACAGACTCTTCTTCATATTTTGGGAAGCCTGTAAAGCTGATACCAGATGCTACGGAATGTGCTATCTTAAAAACAGACGGAGTGGATTCTCGTTTATGGCATCAGGAGAAACCGTTAACCAAGCAACCATCTCAAGTGATGCACGATTCGGTATCCTATCTAAATCAGGTAGTGATGCTAAAAAAATGTTTACCGACAAAGTCGTTCCCATATCCCTCAACTACCCGTTTTTCTTCCGCCCAATACAAGATGGTATGGACCGACCGAAAACCGAACTTGCGTATCGTGTTCCGGCATCTAAGCTAACACGTAAGTCTATTCAAGGCAATGAGCAGCGCGAGCAGCTAGAAGGTCTTGATACTACGATTGACTGGAAGAATACTGGTGACAACTCGTACGATGGTGAAAAGCTAAAGCTACTTATACACGATGAAAGTGGTAAGTGGGAAAGACCAGATAATATTTTGAACAACTGGCGTGTAACAAAAACTTGTTTGCGTCTTGGTTCTCGTATTATCGGTAAGTGTATGATGGGAAGTACATCGAATTCATTAGATAAAGGTGGTGACAACTTTAAAAAGTTATATTTAGACTCGGATGTAACTAAACGAAATGCCAACGGACAAACAAGATCAGGATTGTACAGTCTTTTCATTCCAATGGAGTGGAATTACGAAGGATTCATTGATGAGTACGGCATTCCGGTCTTTAATACACCCACGGAACCTGTTTACGGACCACATGGCGACCTTATAGAAGTTGGGGTTATAGATTACTGGGAGAACGAAGTTGAAGGTCTTAAAAGCGACCAGGACGGTTTGAACGAATACTACCGCCAGTTCCCACGTACCACAGACCACGCGTTTAGGGATGAAAGTAAAAATAGTATTTTTAACCTAACTAAAATCTACGAGCAAATTGATTATAATGCCGACTTGCGTAATACTAATACTGTAACACGCGGTAGTTTTCAATGGGAGAACGGTGTTCAAGATACCAAAGTAGTATTTATGCCAAACCCAAACGGCCGATTTAATGTGTCGTGGATACCAGGTTTAAACCTACAAAACAAGTACATAGTAAAGAACGGTATTAAATATCCAGGTAATGAGCACGTTGGTGCTTTTGGCTGTGATAGTTACGATATTTCAGGAACGACAGATGGCAGGGGCTCTAAAGGCGCACTACACGGACTTACCAAGTTTACAATGGAAGATGCGCCACCTAGTACATTCTTTTTAGAATACATTGCTAGGCCTCAAACAGCTGAGATATTCTTCGAAGACGTGCTTATGGCGTGTGTCTTTTACGGAATGCCCATACTTGCCGAGAATAACAAACCTAGGTTGCTGTATCACTTTAAAAGGAGAGGATACCGCGGTTATTCAATGAACCGACCTGACAGATTATGGAATAAGCTTTCCGTAACTGAAAAGGAGATAGGTGGAATTCCTAACTCAAGCATGGATATGAAGCAAGCACACGCCGCTGCAATTGAAATGTACATTGAAAACCACGTGGGTCTTATAGAAGAAGGCAACTACGGTACTATGTATTTTAACGATACACTAAACGACTGGTCTAAGTTTGATATAAATAATCGAACAAAATATGATGCCTCTATCAGCTCCGGTCTTGCTATTATGGCGTGTCATAAAGACTTGTATAAACCCGTAGGGGAACAACAGAAAACAAAACTAAACCTAAAGATTGCTAGATACAGTCAAGACGGTTACACTTCAAAAATAATAAAATGACAATATGGCTAATGCAGTTGTAAGTAACTTTTTCCCAAGTCAGGTAGCTAGCGACCAAGAAAAAATGTCGCCAGAATATGGCTTACAGGTAGGCCGTGCCATTCAAAACGAATGGTTTACTGGCAACCAAGGGAGCGTAAGGTTTAGAAGTAATCAAGACAGCTTCCATAGCCTACGTTTGTATGCAAGAGGCGAGCAGCCAATTCAAAAGTACAAAGACGAGCTTTCAATTAATGGTGACCTATCATATTTGAATCTTGATTGGAAGCCTGTACCTATATTGTCTAAGTTCGTTGATATTGTTGTTAATGGTATCGCGGATAGAACATTTGATATTAAAGCATTCTCTCAGGACCCATACGGCGTTGAAAAACGTACGGCTTATATGGATTCTATTATTAGAGACATGCAAACTAAAGAGCTTAACGATTACGCGGCAGAAGCATTTGGCATTAATCTTTACGAGAACGATCCAGCAGCTTTACCGGAATCTAAAGAAGAGCTTGAATTGCACATGCAACTTAGCTACAAGCAAGGAATTGAAATTGCTGAAGAGGTTGCAATAAACACATTGTTAGATGGTAATAACTACGACCTTATTAAAAGACGTATCTATTATGATTTAACAACTATTGGTATTGGTGCTGTAAAAAATACATTCTCAGAATCTGAAGGTGTATTAGTTGAGTACGTTGATCCAGCAAACCTAGTATACTCTTATACAGAATCGCCATACTTCGAAGACATTTATTATGTTGGTGAAGTTAAAACTATTCCTTTAAGTGAATTAAAGAAGCGCTACCCTAATCTTACACAAGAAGACCTTGACAAGATTAAAGGCGAAGGTTCACAAAACCTAATGGGTGGATGGAATAGAAGTGAGATAAACGATAACTACTACGATTCAAATACCGTTCAAGTATTGTACTTCAACTACAAGACGTACATGAACGAAGTATATAAGATTAAAGAAACAGCCACAGGCGCTGAAAAAGTAATCTTACGTGACGACCAATTTAATCCGCCAGCCGATGCTGAAGGATTTGCTAAAGCATCTCGCTCATTAGAAGTACTTTACGAAGGTGCGATGGTTCTTGGCACGAGTACATTGCTAGAATGGGGTATCGCCGAGAATATGATGCGTCCTAAGAGTGACTATAATAAAGTAAAAATGAATTACAGCATTGTAGCACCTAGAATGTATAAAGGTCGTATCGAATCTATCGTAAGCCGTTGTACTGGCTTTGCTGATATGGTTCAGCTTACACACTTAAAGATGCAGCAAGTATTAGCTAAGATGATGCCTGATGGGGTATACATGGATGCTGATGGTCTTGCTGAAATTGATTTAGGTAATGGCACTAACTACAACCCGCAAGAAGCGCTTAACATGTTCTTCCAAACGGGTTCTGTTATTGGCCGCTCATTTACACAAGAGGGTGATATGAACCCTGGCAAAGTGCCTATTCAGCCATTACAGACTGGTGCGGGTGGTCAGAAGCTACAAACTCTTATTCAGACATATAACTATTACTTGCAGATGATTCGTGACGTTACGGGTCTTAATGAAGCTCGTGATGGTTCTACACCTGATTCAAGAGCATTAGTAGGTGTACAGAAACTTGCAGCGGCAAATTCAAACACAGCTACTCGCCACATTTTAGATTCAGGATTGTTCTTAACTGCAGACGTTGCAGAATCTTTGTCACTAAGAATATCTGATATATTAGAGTACAGCCCATCACGCGAAGCATTCATCCAAAAGATTGGTGGATTCAATGTAGCTACACTAAGTGAATTAACTGAGCTGCACCTGTACGACTTTGGTATTATGCTTGAGTTGTCACCGGATGACGAAGAAAAAGGCATGCTCGAAAACAATATTCAAACAGCTTTATCGGCTGGGCTTATTGATTTAGAAGACGCAATAGATATCCGTGAAGTTAAAAACCTTAAGCTAGCTAATCAATTATTGAAGCTACGCCGTAAGAAGAAACTTGAGCGCGATCAGATGATGCAGCAGCAGAACATTCAAGCACAAGCGCAAGCAAATGCACAAGCACAACAAGTTGCAGCACAAGCTGAAGTACAAAAAGACCAAGCGTTGTTCCAAACTAAAGCACAGCTAGAGCAGCTTAAAGGACAGCTTGAACAACAAAAAATGCAACAAGAAGTTGCTGCCAAGAAAGAGTTGATGGCATTGGAATTCCAATACAACATGCAACTTAAAGGTATTGAGGTTGATGGGCAGAAGCAAAAAGAAGCACAGAAAGAAGACCGTAAGGACAAAAGAACTAAGCTTCAAGCTACCCAACAAAGTGAATTGATTGAGCAAAGACAGAATCAATCAGGTCCAAAAAACTTTGAATCCTCTGGAAATGATATACTTGGCGGTGGTTTCGGTTTAGGTACGTTTGAACCTAAGTAATAATAAATACATATAATTATATAATATCTTATCATGAGTGAAGAAATTACTAACCCGGTGGCTAGCGTCGATGACGACGGTACCATCAAATTAGACTTACGACAAAATGCCGTTCAAGAGCAAAGCACAGATGAGGTTCCTGTACGCAACGAATCCGAAGTTAGCGAAGGAATACCAGAGCAAGACGTCGAAGAGTCAGTTGCAGAACCTACCCGAGAAGAAGAGGTCAGCGTTCAAGATGAGCAACCTGTTCAAGAAGTAGAAGAGTCTGTATTACAGGAGATTACAGACGAAGAAGCAGAGGTTGCGGCAAACCAACTAGACGAACAAATCGCTGAAGCTGTTTTAGAGAAAGAAAAAACGGGCGTTGAACTACCGGAAAACATTCAAAAGGTTGTAGACTTTATGAATGAAACAGGTGGAAGTCTTGAAGA